TGGGGTGTTCCCCATCAACTTGGTTATCAAGACAGAAACTATTGAACACTTGCAGTCGCGAGGAGTTCCTCCCATTTCTGAATTTGATCCTGACCTTTTGGTGTGTTGGTTTATACCTCGAAAGATTATCGAGAGAAAGACAAAGAATGGCAAGCTGTATTGGATTGTGGAAGTGATCGACAGCAACAATCAGCAGACAAAGATTAGATGTTGGGGTGTAAAACCCGAGAAGGATCGTATTTACTTAAACAGACCTTACATGGCGCGCCTAAAGTACGATGAACAGTGGGGCTTTTCCACCTACGCCATTGGTAAGACGTTTAAAATATTAGGATAGAACATGAAAGTAATGACATATTTTAGCCCACTCCTTAAAGAGAAGGAGTTGGTAGAAGGGTTGCCTGTTATTATACGGGTCCGAAAATTTGACGAAGCGGCAGCTAAAACCTTTTCAGAAGAAATGGCCAAAGCACAGAACACCGGTCAGCCAATTATTCCAGTAGTGATTGATAGTTACGGGGGACAAGTGTATAGTCTGATGTCGATGATTTCAGATATTAAACACTCCACGCTACCCGTGGCCACGATTGTTCAAGGAAAGGCAATGTCATGTGGCGCCATTCTTTTTACGTTTGGCGCGGAAGGTCATCGATACATGGATCCCGATGCCACGTTTATGATTCACGACGTGAGCAGCTTTACAGGAGGCAAGATTGAAGAGCTTAAAGCCGACGTCGGGGAAGCTGAGAGGTTAAACCAGAAAGTTTTTAAAATGATGGCAAAGAACTGCGGACACCACGAAGATTACTTTTTAGATATCGTACACGATAAAGGACATGCTGATTGGTACCTTGAATTAGATGAAGCTAAAAAACACAAGATAGTAAACCACGGGCACGTCCCCGAATTAAAGATCAGAGCTAACGTTGAATTTGATTTTGGTTAAATAATACACAAAAGTTGTTGACATACTACAAAGAATTTGTTATATTAATAATGCAAGGAGGGCTTAATGGCCAACACATATGAAGAGAAAAAGCGTTACGTGAAGGAATATATCCGCTCACTGGATGCGATTGAAGAATGCATGGAACCCTATAAGGAACAAAAGAGAGATCTACGTAAGGAATTTCGTGAGAACGGCTGGTTGAATACAGATGAGATTCGCGCAGCAGTCAAGGCTTACCGCTTATACAAGGGGAAGTATAATATTGATGAGGTGGTAGACAACTTTAAGATGTTGACAGGCGAGAACGAATCATGATTGTAGAATATGTTCCAGTGCGTCCGGACGCCCATCGTCCCACGCGAGGACACCCTTCAGATGCGGGGCTCGATGTATATTATTCCCCCACGGAGCAGGCAGAAACGATGCCGATCCAACCGGGAGAGAGCAAGGTAATCCCCACCGGGCTGCGCTTTGGTGTTCCACACGGTTACATGATAGAAGTCAAGAACCGTTCAAGTGTAGCAGCAAAGCGCAGCCTCATTGTGGGGGCATGCGTTGTGGATTCCGGCTATGATGGGGAGGTGTTTATTAATCTCCATAATATCGGAAAGCAGTTACAAGTGATTCAGCCAGGAGACAAGATTGCTCAACTGGTAATGATTCCGGTAGTGCATTTTCGCCCGGCTGAAGCAGCCAATGATCGATTATATGACGATCCAATTACAATTAGCGATAGAGGCGCAGGAGCACTAGGGAGCACCGATGGATAAAAACACACAACAAGTAATGTTTAGCTCGAAATCAAAGGAGTGGGGAACGCCCCAACATTTTTTCGATAAGCTAAATAAACGTTTCGGGCCCTTTACTTTAGACCCTTGCGCTAATTCCTCTAACTACAAAGTCGTGAAACATTTCACGGCGGATGAGAACGGCTTAGAACAGGATTGGGGAGGACATGTTGTTTTTATGAATCCTCCCTATGGTCGTGGAATTAAAGAGTGGATCAAGAAAGCCTACGAAGAATCGCGCAAAGAAGACACAACTGTGGTAATGTTGATTCCTGCGCGCACTGATACCAGGTATTGGCACGATTATGTAATGAAAGCTAATGACTTATACTTTGTGAAAGGGCGTCTAAAATTTGGCAACGGAGAGAATAGCGCCCCCTTCCCATCAGCAGTGGTTGTGTTTGAAAATACACCGCGCAATGCTTACTTAGATTTTCCGCGTATTGGAGTAATGTAATGAATCGCGAACAGCGGCGCGCCTTAAAGAAGAAGGGAATAGATGATGCAGAAATAGAACTCTCTGATAAGATTTTTCTCTTTAATCAGATTCCTGAAGAGTGTAGTAGCTGTGAGATACCCTTTGACAAAAAGGACAAATCTATGGCATTTTCGTGGAAAGTTGTAATAAGAGACAAAACCATTAGATTGTTTTGTCCTGCGTGTCTTAATAAAGTACAGGAGGCAATAAATGAGCACCAAAAAGATTAATAGAAGTCATCAGCGCCGCGAAGAGTTGCGAGAGGGAGCCGCAGAAAGGTCGGCATGTCGCGACAGTCGAACCGATGTGCAACAGCTTCAGGTGCTCGACCAGCGCTTGGGGGTGGGAGAGGGCGCCACCAAAGAGCGCACCCGATTGGAAGCTTCAATAGAAGAAAAAGAAGCCGCCACTCGTAGGAATTCGCGAACTAAAGGACAGAAGAATGTCAGTTGAGCGTCTTTCGAAGCGCGCCCTTCAACAGATCTTGCAAGGCAAGATCAACAAGGAAGCTGCAACTATTGTAGTAAAGTTTTATTCTAATACATGTCACTATTGTCACGCTTTGCACGAGACATATAAAAATATGGCAGAAGAATACAAAGATTTGCATTTTTTCGCTTTTAATGTGACCGATTACCCGGACATTGAACGAATATTAAGTTTTCACGGCATACCAACTATTTGTGTGATGAAGTTCGGCAAAAGAGTTCCCAAAATTCGAGTTATGCCAGATCCGCCACATCCTCACAAAGAAACTTGGTACCGCGCAGACGACATTAAATCATTTATTGAAAAGGAGAAATAATATGTCAAAACATTTATATGAAGCTACTATCTTGCAGCTTAAAGGAAGAGCACTTGAGGCGTATGCTGCGCTAGAGTTATTATTCAGTGATCCCGCCACTATTCCTGACCACACGGATTGGGGAGAGGAAATTAAAAAGCATGCTCGGATACTAGCAGAAAACGAAAATACTATGGTAACACTCCAGCAGTACTTTGGTCCGCGTTTTGCCGCCCCACAACCAGTGGCGCCCACCCCTGTGTCTCCACCTGCTGAGGAACCTCCCGTGGCTCATGAGGATTTGATGGAAAGGTCTCCCACTTATCGGAGGAGCATGGATTCGGCAAAGCTTAAAGAATCTATTAAGAAAAAACAACAGCAACAGGAAGAAGAATAGTGGAGCGAGACTTATCGTATGACGATGTGCTACTCGTTCCTCAATATTCAGACATAGCATCGCGCCAAGAAATTGATATTTCATCTGATTTGGGAAAGGGTACGTGGCTGGAGGTGCCTATTATTGCTTCTCCTATGGATACGATTTCTGAATCTTCTATGGCTGCAGCCATGGCTTCTCATGGGGGAACTGCTATTATTCATCGATATCTTTCGATTGAGGATCAGTGTCACCACGTTGAATCTCTACCGCAGGAGGCTATTGTAGGAGCAGCGGTGGGGGCGACGGGAGACTTTGAAGAACGAGCATGCGCGTTATCTGATGCTGGCGTAAATATTATTTGCATTGATATTGCCCACGGGCATCATGTTTTAATGAAGACTGCGCTACACACACTTCGGAATGTTTTTGGAAACACCATGCATATTATGGCAGGCAATGTGGCCACCATAGAAGGAATTAATGATTTAGCTGACTGGGGAGCAGACTCCGTGCGATGCAATATTGGAGGAGGATCAATTTGTTCTACCAGAATTCAAACTGGACACGGGATCCCTGGCTTTCAAACGATTGTGAATTGTGCCACGACCGATAGAGATATTAAGATTATAGCCGATGGCGGAATTCGAAATTCAGGCGACATGGTTAAGGCACTCGCTGCTGGGGCAGACGCTGTAATGTGCGGTTCTCTCCTCTCTGGCACCGATGAGACGCCAGGAAAAATACTACAGGACATAGACGGCTACCGGTGGAAATCTTTTCGGGGGATGGCATGCAAAGAAGCACAGGTAGACTGGCATGGGCGCTATAGCTCTTTCGAAGGGGTAGCAGCCCGCGTGCCTTACCGCGGTCCCGTCGGACACATCCTGGAAGACTTAGAAAGGGGAATTCGATCTGGCTTTTCATATAGCGGAGCGCATGATCTAACAGAGCTACACGCTCGAGCTAAGTTCACACAACAAACAGCGTCTGGGCTGTCCGAGAGTCACGCTCACATTATGAGTAGGAAGTGGTGATGGATAACGACGTCGATTACGGAAATCTTACGAAGCGTATTGTGTTCACAGAAAATGATCACCGTCATGCGCAACTCATAGTGAAGCTTAAATATCTACGTCTCACTCAAGCTGCTTTTTTTCGGCATATTATTACGGGACTTATCGAAGACGACCAACGCATCTTAGAGTACACTAATGAAATTGCGGCTAAATCTAAAGTCAAGAGAGCAAAGTCCGAAAAGCTAGAAAAAATGGGCCGCCAAAAATTGCGAGATTTCGCCCTTTCGGAAGGGGAAGTAGAAAACATTTTTGATTTGTTGGAAGAGGAGTTCCCAGAGTTATGAAACGTCGAGATGGATTATTAGAGTGTTCTCGTTTGTGCATGGAACATAAGATACGGTGTCCCCAACAGGAATGCCGCTTATGGATTGATTATCCCGAAGAGCAGAATTGCTCTTTGATATCAGTATATGAAAATGGAAGGCTAACATTGAGAGAGGTTGCTGAGCGGCTCCATGTTTCCTTCGCGAGAATTAAACAGATAGAAACCGAAGCCTTGAAAAAACTAAAAAAGCATTGTATTCAGAATGGTTTAAATTTTTAAGGAGAGAGAAATGGAAAAAGAAAGAATAGCAATATTATCTTTTATTAGAAATGGCACTAGTTCTATGTCTGCAGCCCTTCGCACACTGGGGTATCTTCCCACAAACAAGCCCATCGTGCGTGATAATCCAGATGGCACTCCTGTGTGGTATATTTTGCCGGATCACCATGGCCCCTCGTACTGGCTTCTCGACACCGTGCCGCAACGCTTCTGGCTTCACCAGGCGATCACCATAGGCGCCTATGTGGCCGACGGCACCGACTGCGACGACACAGATGTTGGCTGGTGGCCACCATATAATGGAATAGTGGAACTTCGGCCCCCAGCCGACTCCCCCCAGGACATGGTGACGCTTATCGAACTATTAAAACATCCTTCCCGGGAATTCGTGCTAAACGTTTTTGAAAAGATTGATGCGAAGGGGTGGAACGCAATAGATGATATTCCATTCATGTCTCCGGGGTGGTATGTGCCATTTAATGAGAGATATAAAAATGCTAAAAATATATTAACTGTTCGAGATTCCAATGAGTGGTATGATTCTGTTCTTCGCCTTTTCGCTGGTGATGGCGCGAGGAGTGACAAAGCCGCCACCGCAGTTTTTTTTGATGTTCCTGCCTTCACCGAAGAACATCGGAAGTTATCCATTATGAGATACGAAGCACACAACCAACAAGTAATTGATTATTTTAAAGCTAAGCCTGAAAAGTTGTTGGTTTTGAAGTTGCCGTTTAACGATAATAGTTGGAAACCGCTATGTAACTTTTTAGATAAAGAGGTGCCAACAGTGTCTTTCCCTTGGCTACACGCTACCCGGCAACAGAAGCCTTGAAAAAACTAAAAAAGCATTGTATTCAGAATGGTTTAAATTTTTAAGGTATTTATGGAATGGCACTACTAATTACAGGTGAGTTTTTATCTAAAGGAGAATTATGATGGCTCGTAAGAAACTTTTGACTGAATCTGAGATTCGTCGTTTTATGAAATTAGCCAATATGGGTGTGATTGGTGATAGCAGAATTGAGGGAATAAGCCTCCAAGAGCAGCCCATGGATCTTGGAGACGAGGAAGTAGAGATGGACGCTGAAGTCGAAATGGAGCCTGAAGCGCCCGTCGAAGACGAGCTATCCATGGACGAGCCTGTTGAGGATGAGATGGGCATGGAAATGGGAGGCGAAGGTCTTCAAGTTTCCCTCGATGACTTTATGACCGCATTTGCCGGCGCCCTTGAAGATGCAACCGGAGAAGAGGTTAGTATTGAAATGGGCGATTTGGAAGGCGAAGAAGAGGTAGACCTCGAGGGAGGTGAGGAAACATTAGACGTATCGGCTGAAGAAGACTTAGGCGAGCCAGGCGGCATGGACGTAGGCGCCGAAGAGGAAGAACTGGAAATGCCCGGCGGCCGCGACAGTTACCAGGAAAACCAAAACAAGGTAGTCCGTGAAGTAGCGCGTCGGGTTGCTGCGCGCCTCGTGAAAGAAAACAAAAAAGCCGATATGGTAGATGCTCTTACAGAAAGAGTTTTTAAGCGTCTTACACGCAAATAATACTTGACTTTCCCCTGACGAACAGATATAATAACCACTGGACCTCTCCGGTGGTTATTTGTTTAGAGGCTGCATGGAATACACATACTTATTATACTTGTTGGTTTTTGCATTTGGATACCTTACATGCAGAACATTCTATTTTGTAGGAAGCGCTCGAAAAAGCATGCAATTAATGCGCATCACTCAACTAATCGCCCTATATATTACTGTGAAGGGTCTGGAAAATTTTCAATACTCACGACAATACCGTTTAAACATCATGAACGAAAGCAAAGCCAGTGAACAAAACGTAAAAGCGTTTAAGCTGCAGTTTGAAGACGACGTATCTTTATATAAAACAAGAACGATCAAGAAGATGATCGCTGCGCATGGCGGATTTTTTAATCATTTAGTACAATTTGAGGACTGGAACGGCGCCATGAAATTTTTAGAGAAGAACAGACAAGAGGTTATAAACCTTATTATGGAGGAGTGGAATGATTAAGCGACTTAAAGAGAAAGTAAATAAAATGCTCGAAGGCGACGACGAAAAGAAAATTCTCCTTATTGAACACCCTTCTAATGGTGACAACGAGCCGGACATGCGGATAATAGGACTATTTGCAGATGTAACAGAAGAGAAGGTAGCGGAAGTGATCCTTGGTCTTTTGTATATGAATGAGCAGAATAAGCTGCTTCCTGACGATGAACAAGAGAGAGAAATTCAGTTTTATATTTCTACCTACGGGGGAAACGCAGATGACATGTTTGCGCTTTATGATATGATGAAACAAATTCAGCAAACCACCGACATTAGTACCATTGGCGTGGGCAAGGTGATGTCGGCCGGCGTTCTGCTGTTGGCAGGAGGCACCCCCGGCAAAAGAAAGGTAGGAAGAAATTGTAGAATAATGCTTCACTCTGTAGTGGCTGGCAATCATGGCTCGCTACATAATCTCATAAATGAGATGGAAGCTATTCAAGACTTACAACAAATGTATATAAATCGTTTAGTAGAAGAAACAAAAATGACCAAATCTCAACTCAAAAAAATGTTGGAACGTAAAGTTAATATCTATTTATCACCAGAGCAAGCAGTTGAGTATGGGATTGCAGATGAAATTATATAAGGAGAATAGAGATGTCTGATGGGTTAAGTGATATTTTAGAGGTAGAATATGGCAAAGCAAAAGAAAAGAAAAACACTGTTGATCTTTCTTCGCTATTAGAAATGGTGGAGAGAGTTTATGAGACGATAGGGGCTGAGATGATAGATGATTCTACCCCAACTCCACTTCTCAACGAAGCAGAACGCTTCAGCATGTCTATTCCCATTCCAAAGCTCATGCCCAATGAAGCGTGGGGCGATCCCAACAGTCAATCGCGAAAAGATGTTGATAGAATCTTTGCATCGATTACGCGACAACCGAGTGTTCAGGCCAGGATCGCTCACGTCAACAGCTTTGTTGATCCTGTATTAGCAAAGCGCAAGGGCACTGGCATGAGATTCAACGCCGTTTTAAATATGATGATGATCATCGAGGCGCTTCAAGCGTGCTTGAATGACTATAGTGAATCATCGGCAGGCTTCGTGTTTGAGGGGTTTATGGCAGCGATCACGGGTGGTAAACAAATCGCTGGCCGCGTTGGTGGAACGCTTCCTATCGAAGACTTTGTTACCGGTGATGAAGAGCCAGTCAGCCTTAAACTGCTCAGTCCTAAAACACCCATTCACGGAAGCTTTACTAATCTTGTGGACTACTTGTTTATTCGCGGCGGCTCTGGGGTTGAAAAGATCAAATATTTAATTGGGCGCAAAAATTCTGATGGCGATGATGTTACTGAGTTGATGTTACTTGACTTCGTTATTAGTCGCAAAAACTTTGTAGCGATCATGGAGACTGCCGGCAACGCTGATCTTCTTGGTGATCAAGGACCGGCAATTAATGAACTCGCTCAAGCGTGGTCGTCGCCGGCCACTCCCGATTTGTTGCTCGAAATGCAAAAAGTTCTTTTACAGACACCGGGATACAATGAGACCTTGGGGATGTTCAAAAAGAATCTTGACAATCAAGGCAACTTTAACTCTGGCGCTAGCGCGCCCAAAGATCCTGCTGTAAAGCAAGCACAATATAAGAAAGAAAAAGCGAGAGCAGAACGACTTTTAGCCAGAGTACAGGGAAAAGCTGATGCCGAAGCAGGCAAAGAGCCGGATTTTCAAAGCTGGGCTGCAACAATTCCTCAATTAAAAGATGCAGATTCAGCAACCATCCGGCTTGCACAGAGGGCATACAATGCGGGCTACTCCGAAGGAGAACCTCAGATAGCTGATGAGTCCGAACAAATTGCTGAATCCTATTTTGGAGAGTTCCATGAGAGAGAGAAGATTATGATGGAACAAGAGCGCCAACTGATGGAAACCAAAGGAGACACCGGAGGAAAGCAATGGTCAATTAGTGCTGCCGGTACCGAGAAGATTGCTAACATTGCCAACGTTGTATATTATGGCGAACTTAATCTCTCTACTAAAAATATTAAGGCATGTGCTGATATTTATATCAAGAAGATGGGCACCGATATGATGACGCTTTTAGAGACAACGAAGGATTTTACTGAAAATATTGGTAAATACTTTAGTTCAGACAGGCGCTCGACAGCGATGAACGCTAATCAAAAAGCACAAGACGAGGGCACAGAAGTAGTGAAGCTCTTGGCTGCAGACCCGGCTACCATTGAGACAGAAACTTGAAATAAATAACTTGACAAAGACTTTAAAACAGATTATACTATTAACATGAGGTGAATATTGAGTAGAGAATATGACAGCCAAGCCGGCTTACAACAAAAGATTATGAGAGGAGCGAATATTCTTGCGGATAACGTTGCCTCCACGCTAGGTCCACGAGGACGCAATGTGCTTTTACAAGAAAAAGGAAAGACCCCTTTTATCACCAAGGACGGTGTGACGGTAGCACATTTCGTTGCGTTAGACGATCCCTTTGAAAATGCAGGTGCTCAAATTATCAAGCAGGCAGCCATTCAAACTAATAGTGATGCAGGCGATGGCACTACGACAGCCACAGTGCTAGCACGCTCAATTCTCGTAGAATCCCAGAAATATATTTTAGCTGGCATGTCTCCCATAGAACTTCAGCGAGGACTTCATTTGGCTGCGCAAGAAGTTGCTTCTAACCTTAAAGAGTTGTCGCGCCCAGTAAAGAGCATTGAAGATATTCAACACATCGCCACTATTTCAGCCAATAACGATGAAACAATTGGAGAATTGATTGCTCTTGCGGTTGATCGCGTAGGGCAAGATGGTTCCATTACGATTGAAGAGTCGCGCTCACTTGAAACGTCGCTTGATGTTACTGAGGGGTTTCGATTTGACGCTGGCTATTGTGCTGGCGCTTTCATTAATGATGAACGGCGCGCGATTATGCACTACGAAGAGCCGCTGATTTTGGTGACTGATTATAAGATTACAACTGTAGAGCAAATTCTTCCTCTTTTGGAAATGATGGCGAGAGAAGGCCGCCCTCTAATAATTGTAGCCGAAGATATTGAGGGACAGGCGTTAGCCGCTCTCATTATGAATGCTATGCGTGGTACAATGAAAGTCGCCGCCATTAAAGCTCCTAAGTACGGCGAAGAAAGGCGAAACATTCTGGATGATTTGGCTACCTCTATGGGAGCAACATTTATAACTCGCGAAAGTGGAGTTAAATTGCCGGATGTTCAAATGGCACATCTCGGAAGCGCCAACTTCATCGAAAGTACTCAGTACATTACGACTATTGTAGGTGGCGGCGCGAATTTTGAAAAGATAGAAGAGCGAATTGAAACCTTAAAAGCTTTAATTGCTCAAACAGAATCCTTGCAAAAATGCGAGCAGATTCAAGAGCGTATCGTGAGGTTATCATCAGGTGTGGCAGTGATTCATGTGGGAGGAGCCACTCAAATTGAAATGACCGAACGGATGCATCGCATTGAAGATGCTTTAGAGGCGGTGAGGTCTGCTCAAGAAGAAGGAGTCGTAGGGGGTGGGGGTACCGCTTTGTTGCGTAGTAGTATGACGATAGCTCCTCTCGGGCACGCCGGCGAACATACCTTGGCACGTTCTATTATTCAAGCTGCCTGTAGTGCGCCCATTCGTCAGATGGCTCAGAATGCTGGTCAGTCGCCTGACATTATTGTACAACAAGTTACAGAAACGGATGAAAATACTGGATGGGATTTTCGCAAAGATGCGTTAGTAGATCTTTATGAAAATGGTATCATTGATCCTGTGAAGGTCACACGCACAGCGTTGCAAAATGCAATTAGTTGTGCGGGAACCCTTATTACTACTAACTATGGTATCATACAAACGGAGTAACCAAAATGAAATTTAACCCAGGAGATTTAGTATATATTCCTCAAGGAGTAATATTACAAGAAGACGTTGAGTGCCCTTCAAATATTTTAAAAATAGAGAAGCCGCAAGTTGGAGTCTTTATTAGCCAAGATGCTAATCAAATATGGGCGCAAGTAATGGTGGG